GGCCGGACCCCGCAACCGCGACGAGATCGCGGCGTTCTTCGCTGGCCTCGATCTGCTGCCGCCGGGCGTGACGTGGCTGCACGAGTGGCGACCCGAGGCCGGCAAGCCGGTCGAATCCGCCGGTGGGTCATTCGGCTCCGGCAGCTTCGGTGGGATCGGGCGCAAGGCGGCGTAGCCCCCGCAACGCAAAGCGTGGCCACATCTACCCGTAGACCGCATCGGAGGGTTCACGTTGAGACTGCCGATCGCACTTTTCAACTACCAGGATGGCGGCCACCGGTCGGACGGTGGCTACGACTTTCGTCCGCTGCAACGGGCGTTCGCCGACGTGACCGAGACGCCCGCGCTGATCTTGTACTGCGAGGGCAAGTACTTCCGGGCACACGGCAACGCGGGTCTGTACGGCTGCGCCGAGGCGCTGTCCGACGAGTGCGGAGTCCCGTACATCCCGCTGGCCGGCTCGATGCGGCAGGGTCCGATGGGTCCGGTCGTGTTCTACAACCCTGCCGTGCTCGTCGCCCGGCGCTGGTGGGACGGCCACGACGAGCGCGAGTTCATCGACAAACGCAACCTCGCCCGGTTCGCAGTCCGGTGCAGCGGGCAAGAGTTCCTGGCGTGGGTGGAGCACTGGGACGCCCGATCGGGTGACTGGCGGCTGATCCAAGCCGGGCTGCTGGACCGCTACGGCTACAAGGAGCGCCTGCCGGTCATCGGCGGGGGTGACCTCAACTGCACCCCATCCGGTGATCACTGGCCGCAGCGGGACTGGGATGCTGCGGACTACCGGGCCAGATCCCACAAGGGCGCCCAGATGCCGGATGGGACGTGGGCAGCCGACACCCGGGCGGTTGACCACCTGATCGGGCGGTGGGACGCCGAGCAAGGAACCCGCGTCGACGGGTGCGGATTCAGCACCCTCGCCGAGGTCGAGTGGAACCGGGACCGCGCGCAGCCACTGATACCGACCGTCAACGCCGGCGTGGACCTCGGCGGCGGCTTGCACATCGATCACATCCTGGTCAACGCGACGATGCTGGAGCACTACATCCCGGGCAGCTATCGGGTGCACGTGCCACCGGACGATGGGCCGGCGCCGTCGGACCATCGTCTGATCACAGCAGCCATCGACCTGTAGACCCCGCAATGCAAAGCGCGCCCCCACTCGCCCGTAGGCAGTGGGGGCGCCTTGCTGTGCGTCAGTGCCGGATGAGGTCCCCGGCGGGCGCCTCGTGGCCGACCTCCTCGCAGATGTCCTGGATCTCGGCATGCGCGTCCGATGCGGCGGGGGTCATCTTGCCGACCACGCCATCCCGAATCGCGTCCCACTCGATCGTGCTGCCGTCCAGCACGGTCTGAGCCAGCGGGGCGAGTCGGTGCAGCAGTTCATTCGCGGCGCTCGCGGTGAGGCACGGGATGGGGTACCAGCGCGCGTGGCCCTGCGCCACCCGCCCGGGGACTGCGCGGGTTTCATGAGATCCGGGCTCGGGGTTGTACTCGGCGCCGAGTTCGCCGGTTTCGAGATCCAACGCGATGTGCACCGGCTGGCGCACGTTCTGGCCCGGGTAGCGGCGGTACAGGGCACGTGCGCCTTTGACCTCGGTGATTTTGAGCGTGGTCATCTTCTCTCCTATGGCGGTGAGGCGGGCGACTGGTCGGCCATTGCGGGTAATGGTGATGTCGGTGCCCTGCTGGGCGATGGTGACGAGATCACCGAGACGCTTGCGGGCTTCCTCGATACCAACGTTCTCGCTGGTCATGCCCAAAACCTTAAGGTTCTGTGAGGCCGAAGTCAACACCCCGTCGGCCTCACGACAAAACAGCCGCCCTGCTCCCTACCCGAAGGTAGAGGCAGGGCGGCTACGCGTTTGGGCGACTTTGGCGGAGGTGATCGAGTGTCAGCTACGCCAAAGGCTGTCGGCGATATGCTCGGGTCCGCTGGCCCGTCGCGCGGCGTTCGAGGAGCCTGGTTACCTCGGTCGGGTCGCTCCCGGGTCGCCGGTTCGAATCCGGCCGCCGCTCCCGGCGGGCCAGCACCAGCTAGCTGTCCCCGTAGTCCAAGGCGACGAGCCTGCCGTTGAGGTAGCCCCAACTGTCCTGCTTGTTCTCGGCGGGAACCCGGTAGTCGGTCCGGTCAACCAGCGCCTCGTACTCCGCGCCGGTGAGTTCGCGCTCCAACGGTTCGCAGCGGGGCATGACGATCAGCCATCCGCCGGGGACCGACCAGAGCACCGGGCACAGTTCGGGCCACCCGGTCTTCCCGAACTCCGCTTCCTGCATGTTGCCGAGCAGGCCGTGCAGGAACATGTCCCAGCGGAAGGTGTTGTGCCACCAGAACCGGGGGATCTTGATCGCGTACCGGCGGGTCAGGATGACGAACCGGGTCACGCCCCGCCGGTTGAGAGTCAACGACATAGCTACAGCGGCTGGCCGGGGTGCTGAGGGAAGTGCGGGGCCAGGACCAGTTCAAGCACGTTGTGGATGTTGGCCTCCAGCCGGCCCGCTGCATCCTCGGTCAGGCAGAGATCCGCCGGCATCTCCACGCTGCACGTGATCCGCCGGCTCTGGATATGGGTGTGGAAAACAGCACCCGGGGTCTGGCACTCCGTGGCGACCGCCATCACAGCGGCTGACCAGAGTGCAGTCCGAGAGCACGGCGATACGTCGCACCCGTCTCACCGCCGACGGAAACGGACGCGACGATCGACGCCCATTCGGACGGTTCGAAGGACTGCTCGGCGCCGTCGTCACCCGCCCAGACGGTGACTGACCCGTCTTCGTTGCGCTTGAAGAACCAGCCGTCGTGGGCGTGGAAAGCGCCCGGAATCGTGCGGCTCACGGGTGGTAGACCATGACGGCCGCACCGGCGAGCCCGAGGCCGATGGCGACCGCGAGCAGGGACTTGGTGTACCACGCTGCCACTCCGGCGACGATCGCACCGATGAGGAACAGCAGGAACTCGGCGCTCACTTGCTGGCCACCGGGGTGTTGCTCACTCCGTACACCCCGAGGGCGCCGACAGCGGCTACAACGACCGTGACGATGTTCCAGCCCACGGAGTGCGGGGAAAGGGTGCCGAGCGCAGCGGTAGCGGCGGCGGCGATGACGGCGACGATGGTCTTCGAGTACTTACCCATGGTGATGACTCCGATCTTGGAGGGATGTTCGGAATGGGACATCCGAACCAGGGGATGTCCGGGATCTTGGACTTGGCGGATACGGCACACTGGACTGATGGACCGCTACCTACCAGCCGGAGCCCAGCACCATGACCTGCTGCGGGAGTACCACCGGACCACCGGTGGCGTCTGGTATCACCCCGGAGACCACCCGGCGCTAGACGGCTACATCCGGTGGGGTGTGCTCGCAGACGGCCGGCCATGGCTGTCGTCGAGCATCCGGCCGGTGATGGGTGAGTGGGTCTTTCCCGACACGGAGGAAGGCGAGATCGCCATCGCCGCCGCCGTCCGGGAACTCCTGTCGACGCGTCCGGATGGGCGGTGGGAGAAGCGGCCGGTAACGCCGGAAGGGCTCGGCCACCCGAAGGGGAACTAGCGCGGTGCCTTCGGTGGAGTCCCGCAGGTGTTCGATGGCGGATCCGGGTACGGATGCGCGGCACGGTCCGCCGCGGTCTGCGCAAGCTTCGTCTTCCACGCGCTGTACACCGACGCTGCCTCTTCCTGAGTCTTCGCCGAAAACAGCGAGTTGATCAGATTGTTGAGGGCGGCGTTGTACGAATCCGCGGCCGTTGTCCGGGCCTGCAACGCCTTGACGAGCTGATCGTTCACGTCGGACTGGCAGGCCACGAACTGGGTCAACGCCGAGTTCTGCGCCTTCAGCGCCGCCTTGCCGTGCTCGGTGTCGATCTGCGACTTGACGCTGATACCAGCCGCGATCAGCGACACCGCCGCAACGAAAACGCCGAGCTTCTGTCCACGTGTTCCCATCACCGGCGTTCCTCCTGTCGCCTCGCGGGCGTGACCGCCCTGATCGCTTTGATCGCCAGCCAGCCCACCCCGCCGCCGGCTGCGATCGCCACAGCCGACCTCACAGCGTCGGGCAGTACATCAGTCAGTCCGGGCATCAGGGAGTCCTCGCGTCGGGGCTGTCAGCCGGGTGCGGATTCGGAGGTGGGGGTATTTGCGGGGGTGGCCTCGTTGATCCCTCTACCCGGAACGCGGCGAGGATCGACCCGATCCCCACCCCGAGCAACGCCCACAGTTCCGGCGGGACGTTGCCTTTGGTGTTCCAGGCGGAGATCACAACGGTGGTGAGCCACCCGACGGCGTACACGATCAGCAGCACGGTCCGGGCCACCGTCGCTCCTCCCGTCGTTGATTGGTCGGCGGAGGTGGTCGGCAGTTCAGCCCTTCATCTGAGCGATGAGGGCCGCGGCGATGTCGGCCGCACTCGGCGGTGGCGGCAGCAGTGCGGCGACCTTCGCGGCTAGGGCGTCCAGGTCGACAACCGGCGCGCCGATGGACTTCAGCGGGTTGGCCTCGGTGATGGTCTTTGACTCGTCGAGCGTCGTTGGCACCTTGTAGGTGGCGACCCCCGGGGTGCAGGCGTTGTTGACACGTACCGCGGCCTGGAGCACGTGAAGCTTTTGCAGGTCCGTCAGGTCAGCCATGAAGTCCTCCGTCGTTGCTGCTGCTGGTGTTGCCGCTACCCACGGCTGGTACTGGCCGTAGGCGGGAATCAGGATCTCGTTGACGTCGCAGTCGATGCCGCCGATGGTCTCGTGGCGCAGCTGCCGCAGGTGGGCGTAGGGCCAGCGGTTGGCGTTGCGGCCACCACTCCAGCCGTGCGACATGCCGGCCTGCCAGAACACGGCGAAGCCGCCCAACGTCCGGGCCCACGTCAGCACGTTGTACGGCCCGTAGACGCCGGGCAGATACCCGGCGGCGCGGATGCCGAGGGCGAACGCGAGCGCGTACGCCCTCCCGTGCGAAACCCACTGGGCACTGGTCATGTCGAAATCGCAGCTACCGATGATGGCGTGGCCTGCGGGGTATCTGATCGCCCGCGCCTGCTTGACGGCCTCCGCGGCGTGCTGCTGACCGGCAGTTTCGCCACCCAGCCAGTCCTCGGCGTCGAACTCCCAGTTCAACGTGACCGCGATGTGGGCGGCGATCAGACGATCGAACTCCGGCCGCTGGATCACCTTCGGGTTCGTGCCGGTCGTGTGCGTTTTCCCGCCCCACCGGTTGAGCCACGACAGGTAGCGGGTGACACCGGATACGCCAGCAGCGGTGAGGGCCGCGGTGCTAGGTGAAGACGTGCAGTCGACAACGATTGACATAGCGCCTCCCTACGGCACGTCGAAAAGGATGCAGGTGATGGCGGATCCGCCCTGCTCGCAGTTGAGTGCTCCGGTACCGCCCTGCCGGATGATCCGCAGCTTCAGTACGTGCGCACCAGCTGCCAGTGGAACTGGCCATTGGTACGTCATCGTCTGCCGGTCGATAAACGTGGAGCCCGTCGGATCCCAGGCGCTGGGTGCACCAACCGCATCCGTGCCGTCAACGCTCAGATGGCCGACCGCTTGGCAGGACGTGGCGTTGGTTTTCCGGACATCCCAGCAGCCGAGCACAATGGCGAAGGCATGGGCACCGGTGGCTGTGACCGATATCGAACACCCCGGAACGTCAACCTCCGTGGTGAGTCCAGTGAGGGCGCCGGTTGCCTGCGCTGTCGTGGACTGAAGCAAGCCGTTCGCCAGCGCCGTAACGCCATCGGTCCACGTCCCAACAACAGGCTCGCCAGAAAATGGGGCGTTCAGCGCCACGGTTGGGCCTCCATTACAGCGCCACGATCGCCGGTTGCCAGAGATGCACCGGCTGGCCAGCGGTCAGAATTTTGGTGACGGTCGTCGGATCGACGGTCAGCGTCTGCGGACTCGACGCGCCGGTGATGTTGGTGACCTTCACCTTGATGCCGTCGATCCGCAGGTACAGCGGCAGGTATGACGCGTTGGTGGTCCACACCCGGCCGGGGACGTTGACTTGCATCGAGGTGGCGCCGGCGGCGACGGTGGTTCGTACTGTGGTTCCGGCCGAGTCAACCCGGCCGGTGGCCAACGACCCCAGCGCCCAGACGCTGTACGGGCCTTGTGGTGAGCAGTTGAGCGTTGCGGACCACCGCCTGCGGCCCAGCTTTTGACTGCGCCCTTGGACACTGATGTCCACGTCGCCCGGCGGATGCTGCGCGGGCATACCGGTCAGAGTGATCGGGTCGAGCATCCGCAGTGCCTGCCACGCCGGAATCAGGTCCGGGTTGGCCGCGAAATCCACCGGAAGCTGCGGGTATCGCAGGTCTTCGGTGGTGCCGACGTGCACCAGCCATGACGCGATGTTGGGCAGCACGTCGTCGGTGTCGACGTTGACCGTGACGGTGCCGCTGTCGTAGATGCCGATCGCGGCGGTACCCGACGGGCCGTCGACGTCCTCGGCGACGGCGGAGGATCCCTTGCTGCGCTCGACGCGGACGTAGTTGTGCAGCTGCTGGTCATCATCGGCAGGTGGCAACACCTGCGAGTCCGACACGTCGTCGCTGATTTTGATATCGCCATAGTCGAGCGTCAGGACCGACGGCCGGTTATACCTGGAATTGAGGGTGGAGAACCGTAGCCCGCGGGTCGTGTTGTCGTAGAGCATCCCGCCGACCTCGGCCGACTCCGCATCTTGAACAAGGTGCATGAAGGAGTCGATGCCCTGCGGCCCCATCGTGACCGTGGTCATGCCGGTCGTTTCCAGGTCGACGCCTTGCTCGTCACACAGCCGCTGAATCCGCTCAATGGTCGTTTCGCCGACCCAGCCATCTTCGGCGTCGTCCGCCGCGCCGATGTTGTAGCCGTCGAAAACCGAGAGGTGGCCCACCGCCATGCCTTGCAGGGCGGTGTCGACATCGACGAAGGTTCGGGAAGGCTGCCCGCACGTGCCTGCGTAGCTGCCCCCGTAGAAGAATCCTCCGCTGCCTGGAAGCGGAATCCACACGAGCTGCCAGTCAACGTTTCCGCCGGTCTGCCTGACCATCAGCCGGATGTGCACGAACTGCCCGACCATCTGTACCGGCACCGAGTTGTTCAAGACGATCGAGGTTGCACCGGCTCGGGCGCTGACCGCCACCGCGCCGGTGGACAGCGCAACGTCCCACCGGGTGGCGGTGCCGGTGGACTCGATACTCATGATCGGGGTGAGCACCGCCGGTGCGGTCGCGATCTTGTAGTACCAGTCGACTTGCCAATGGCCATGGAAGGTGGAGTCGGCCGGCATCCGCCCGGTGATGCTGCCATCGCTGCCGAATGTGGGCAGCGATGCGGAGCCGGCCAACCCGCTGTCGGCGCCGAAGCTCAGATCACTGACCGACAGGTACCCGACGCCCGAGATGGGCGAGCTCGCATGGGTCGCGTCGACACCGTCTTCGATCGGCCAGTACGCCACCGCATCGCTCGCCAGAAGAGCCCGGTAGAGCGGTGAGTGCAGAGCCTCGCTGCCCTGACTCAGCCGCCGGGACACACCCGACGCCGACAGGGTCACCGTGGCTTTCTGGGCGTAGACGTCCCAAGCCGGCGACCATCCGTCGGCATCACCGTCCAGCAGAACCGGGTTAGGCGCCACGTCCGGATTGACGAGGATCAGGACCGGGCACCCTTTGCGGACCCCCGGCCAGTGCGGGCTTAGCGGGTTGCCCTTGGTGAATCTCGCGTCGTTGTTGTCCAGCGGTACCGATGCGGTCGCCGGGGATGTGGTCGTAGCGCCATCGGACCGGCCGTCCGAGACGGTGACAGTGTCGTCGAGTAGCCACGGCGAGATGTCGGTGTACTGCCAGGTGTACGGATCGGCGGCCCGGTCCGCGTCGAAGGCGGCGTAGACCAGCAACTCCAGGTCTTCATCCGGGAAATCCGTCGTCGTTGGCGAGCCCACCAGGAAGTTGTCATAGCTGAAGACGACTGGCTTCGTATTGGTGTTGGACGCGGCGATACCCGAGCGGCAGCCAACCCATCCGGCCGCGGGAACGGTGATGTCCGTGGTGGTGATCAGCCACAGAGGCGGCCGGATAGTCGACGCCTGCCACACGCGGACACGGATGGTGGTCCCGATGGCTTGCGCTTCAACGGTGATCTGCATGCCGCCGGTGTAGGTGATGCCCGGCACCGTCGCGGAGCCGATCGGCACACCCGAGTGCCCGTAAGTGTGGACGGTGACCGACGCGTCGATCTCGACCTGCGTGCGGATGAGGTTGTAGATGGCGACGCTGGTACCGCGCAGCATCAGGTTGGCGATTTCCAGCGGGGCCCCGGTAGGTACTGCGGCGACGCTGCCCGTTACCTGCGCGTCTACATCGACGAGCGACAGGGTCGACAGGTAGGTAAACCGGTACGCCGCGGCGATCGGGACACTGTGCTTACCGACGCCGCTCGACACCGACGAATCAGTGCCGCTGACCGTGCCGCCGGCACCCGTCGCGGTCCACGGCTGACCGCTCGTCGCAGAGCCCCAACCGCTCGTGACGGTACGCCCGAAGGTGTCGGTGGCGACGTTGGTAATCACCGGCTCACCCTCGATCCCAATGCCTGCTGGGCGTTGCCACCGTAGGAGATACGGATGTGGCTGCGCAGCGCCGCCATGACTGGGTCACTGACCGGGCCGACCCACTGTGCGGTCAGCGGTCCGGAATCGCCGAACGGAGAGGCCGCGGTAAGGGATGCCGTGCTGGCAAAATCGACACTGCCGGACAGGCTCGACGTGACACCCGAGAGTGTGCTTTGCACGCTGGATGCCTGCGCCCGAAGTCCGTCCTCAAACCCTTGCAAGACAAGGCGACCACTGCCGAACAGGATCTTCCGGTCCACACGCGGCGGGCCCTTCCAGTCCGGCAGCAATCCTGTGAGGTCGCTCAGCCATCCCTTCAGCGGGCCGAGCATCGACTTTGCGCCGTCAATCAGACCTTGGACGATGGCCTTGCCTGCACCTTTCAAGATGCTCCCCGCATGGCTGAAGGCGCCCGTGATGATGCCGGGGATGCTGCTAAATGTTGACTTCGCCGCCGAGCCGACCCCGAAGAACTGCTTGATGGCTGACACGAGCCACCCGATCAGCTGCGAGATCTTGGTAGAGAGCCAATGGATCACATCAGCAACGGTCTGAACGCCCGCGGCAACGACGATAAGCAGGCCGGTGAGGACGATGATGGTGCCTTGCAGTAGGCCGGACTTGGTGATCAGCGACAGGAAGAAGGTCAGGAGTTGCACGAGAACAGGCAGCAGTGGGGTGAACGCGACTAGGAGGGACAGGGCTGCCACGGCCATTTGCCCAATGGCCACCGCAATGGTAGGTATCTCCGGCGCCAGCGCCAGGAGGATCGAAAGGAAGGACTGCGCGAGGGACACGCCGACCTGCTGGATGATCGGAACCAACTGCGCGAAGATCGCGAACAGTTGCGGCAGGAACGGGATCAGCCCTTGGATGAGCTGAGTAACGATCTGCGCGATGACCGGGATCAGCGGCGTGAACGCGAGCGCCAACTGGGCCGCGGCCTGGGCGATCTGCGGCAGGACAGTCTGCGCCGCCTGGAAGAGGATCGGCAGCAGCTGCTTCGCGAAACCCAACTCGATCTGAGCGATGATCTCGATAAACGGCGAGAAAGCATGGGCAATCCCGGAAAGGGCGATCGACGCGATCTCCAACGCGTTGGCAAGCTGCGCGCCGAGCAACGGCAGTAGTGGCGAGATCGCAGCAGCGATATCCCCGATGGCTTTGCCCACGGGCGCGGCCACCGGCGCGAGCGCGGCGATGGCCACTCCCAGCCCGCTGATTAGCGTCAGCAGCCCGGGACCGGCAGCAGCGAGCAGCCCGGTGACGATCTGCGCGATGGGCGGGATCGCCTGCGCCAAAATGCCTGCGAGGGCGGCGAAAACCGGGCCCAGCGCGCCGATCGCCTTGCCGATCGGCGCGGCTGCTGGCGCGAGTGATTGCAGCGCCTGTGACAAGCCCACGAAGAGTTCAATGATGCCCGCACCGGCACCAACCAACAGTCCGGTGATGATCTTCGCAATCGGAGTCAGAGCACCGGACACTACGGTGGCTAGCGATGCGAGCAGGCCGCCGATGGGCGCTGCCGCAGAGGCCACGATGCCCAGCGCCGTACCAACCCCACGGAGCAACGCCGTGAACCCGGGCGAGAACGCGGTGACCAGCTGAACGAGCGTGCGCGCCAGTGGTGCGAGCGCCGCGGTGAGCGGGGTGAGTGCTGGCACCAGTGAGAGGATCCCGGGAGCCAGAGACCCCAGTGCGGCACCCAGTCCCGTGGCGAGACCGGCTAGACCCTGCGCGAATCCCTCGTTGGACGCGATGGTGGCGATCGCCTTGGTTACTGGCACCAGCGCCGAGCCGATCGCTTCGACAACGGGCAGCAGTGAATCGCCGATCTGATTCAGCTGGGCGAAGATGCCAGTAATCGCGGACTGCCCGGACGTTGAGTTGACCAACTTGTTGAGCTGGTCCAGTACTAGGCCAAAGGCAGTCCCCGGGCCGATCGCCTTAGCCAGCCCGCCGAAGATGCCCGCAATGTCGGCGAGCGCACCGGCGAACGACTTCAGCGTGGCAAGCCCATCGACGATCAGCTTCGTCAGTCCGCCGGACGCGGCCAAAGCCGTGATCTTGTCGGCGAACTTGGTGACCGTGCCGATCAGCGGGACGAGTAGCTGGTTGATGACGCCGCCACCGGCAGTCGTCACGCCGATGAGTGCGCGACCGATCGGCGCGATCGCGGTCAGCAGGGTCTTCGCCGCAGTCGTCGCCGTGGTGAAAAGCTTGCCGAGAGACTGCCGGTTCGCCACCGTATTCAGGGCGTTGAGTCCGGTGATCACGCCTGCATTGATAGTGGCGGCAAGCCCGATGAAACCCTTCTGCAAAATGGGCAGAGTGCTGCCGGACAACGCCTTGAGCGTCTTCGCGGTATTGGCGAAGAGTGCGTTCTGTACTTTGAGTTGCAGCTTCTTGAAGGCAGTCTGAAGCGCGATGACCTGCTTGACGAACTTCTGGGCGTTGGGTGCCAACGTCTTTAGGGCGGCGTCGAGCTTCTTCGCGTCGCCGCTGGCCGCCGCCGTCAGGGCGTCGGACAAGCCGTGCAGGCCGATAGCCAGCGTGGCGACACCGAGACCAGCAGCGGCGGCAGCGGCCGGGATTGCCAGCAGCGCACCGGATGCGGAGATGATCCCGGTGACCAAGCCCTTGACGATCGGCAGCGCCTTGGCCGCAGCCGCGGCGAGCCCGCCGATAGCAGACGCTGCGGCGCCAGCGCCGAGACCGCCGAGGGACAGCTTGGACACCCCGGACAATCCCTTGAGGGATAGCTGCGTACCACCAGTGACACCCGCCGACACGGCCGACGAGATCAGGCCCTGCAAGCGGGTTAGCTGAGACTTGGCTGTATCGAGCTTCAGGTTGATTGCCGGGGCAGCCTTCTCCGCCAACTTGGCTGCAAGCGCAACCCGCGTTTTAAGGCCCTTTTCGTCAGGCTTGAGGGGCAGGCTCACCGACACTTCGTGCGAGACCGCATCCGCCAACGCCTTGAGCTTGATCTCAAAGGCTCGCCGGTCAGCCAGCTCGACGGGCAGGTCGATCTCCAGCGTCTTTTGCAACTCGGCCAGCCGCGCCGCGAGACGCGCCCGCAACTCCGCAGTCTGCGCAGAAACGGGGATGTTGAGATTGACCTGCCTGGACAGTGCCGCGAGTTGGCTGCGGACCTGCGCGCGGAACGACTCTGCCAACGGATCAAGGGGTACCTTGATCGGATCGGTACGCTCCGGCAGGTCCTTCTTCACCTGCTCCCTGAACCCGCTAGTGTCCGGTTCCACCGGCAGGTTAATCGACAGTTCCTGCTCGACCGCTTCGGTCAACGCGCGAAGCTTCGCCTCAAAATCGCGCTGATCCGCCGGCTCGACCGGGATCTTCGCGGAAAGTTGGCGCTGTACCTCCGCGAGTTGCGCGCCGAGCTTTTCGCGAAGCCGTGCGGTATCGCCCTCTACCGGCACTTCGAGGTTGACCTGCTTGGCGAGAGCGGCGAGCTTCGCCTTCATCTGCGCCTTGAATGCCGCAGCCAGCGGATCCAGCGGCACGCCTACCGGTGGCGTCGTCTTCGGCAGCTTCGCCTTTGTTTTCTGCTCGAACCCTGTGGTATCGGGGTCGATCGGCGCCTTGACTGGCGGCAGGGTCTTCGGGAGTTGTTTCTGAGTCTTCTCTCGGAAGCCACTGGTGTCCGGCGCGACCGGGACCTCAATGCCTTTGCCGATTTCCTTTGCCAGCGCCGCTTTGAGCTTCGCGCCGAACCCCTTGGCGCTCGGCAAGATCGACACATAACCTGAGCCCAGCTCCTCCGCCACGATTCACCCCCGTGGGTTGTGACAGATGGGATTCAGCAGTCGTGACCCAGCGCACGCAGATGCGCGTAGACCTCTTCTTGCGTGACAGTCGGCTTGCCGTACGTCGTATCCCGCGACTCGGCATTTGCCTTCGCCAACGGAGACAACGGTTTCGGCCTGTTGCGGCCTTTGCTGCCGTCCTTGGTGCGCTGCCAGTTCGCGATCGCCAACTGGTCATGGATCAGGAACAGCAGGTGCTGGTCTGGCGTGTACTCGTCCGTGGCCATCGCACGCTTCGTGGCACTGTCGGGCGGTAGGTGCTGCACCAGTAACCAGAGACGCCGCGGGCTGAGTTCACCGCGGTAGTAGTCGAGCAGGTCGACTCCGCGAAAGAGCAGGTCGGCTTCGATCTGATCCCCGTACTCGTCGAGTAGTGCGGGGATCGCTAGGAGTTTCCCTGGCCCGAGTCCTCCATGACGAGACTCAGGAAGTCCTCCAGTTCGCCGATGGTGGCGTGCCGGCCACGGAATTCCGCCCACTGGTCGGCGCCGAGGATGCCTTCGAGCGCGCGGACGTACTTCTGCTCGTCAACGGCGGTCAGGACGTCGATGGACCAGCCGCGGTACGGCGGGACGGCGTAGGTGTGGCCGCCGAAGATGATGTCGACACCGGACAGAAGCGCCTCGGTTTTGCGGCCGGCAGAGGATGACGTGGTCTTGCGCGGACGTGCAGGCATAGCTGATGACTCCTATGTGGATGGGGGAGTGCGCGGACTTGGTGGTGCAGCGGCTGGGCACGGTCCGCGCGACGTACCCAGCCGCCGTTCGACGTCGCTACCACCGTTACGCGTGGTAGCGAAAGAGTCACTAGCTGTAGCCCCAGTTGGCATCGTCCGAGAATTTCGTGAGCAATACCCCGTTTGCGTCCGGGTACAGCGTCACCGTGACCTCGTACTCGATGGCGTCGCTGGAGGTGTACACGATGTCCGACCGCTCGGTGACCTCCGCATTACTGGCGTACAGCCGGACGTGATTGGAGCCGTCCACCACGTCGATGGCCCAAGCCCGCGGGTCAGCGGTCGCAGCCTTAACGTCGATCTTCCACTTGCCGGCCGCAGTCGCGACGACGGCGGAGCCCTTGTGGTAGACCGAAAGGACCTTGCCGCGCGTCTCGATGAGCTTGAACTTCAGCGTCGCCGTGGAGCCGGAAATGACGGTCCGGACGGTCACGCCGCCCTGCCACGCCTTGATGTCGGTCGTGTCGTCGGAGTAGGACTCGGTGACACCGTCCTCACTGACGAAGCCGAGGTCGGCGAACGCGGCGGCGAGGGCAGTTGTGGAATCGGTGGGTGCTGTCGATCCGGTCGCGGCCACCGACACGGCACCGGACACGGCGACACGAACCGCGGCGGCATTAGCCACGGGTACCTCCTAAGGACATGGTGGGATACCCGCGGTGCGGGCCGGATTAGTGCGCGGAAATCTGGGACGCCGTAAGGCGTTCGGGTGCTACTCGGCGCGGAGGGTGAGCGCGACGACGAGTTGCCAGCGCGGGTCGCCGGATTGGTCGTCCGTGGCGGACGCCGGGCCGGAAAACTCCTCCACCTGATAGCAGGAGACGCCGAGGGTGACCGCGTTCTTCAGCTCCCATATGGCGCGGCGAGCGGCCATCAGCAGGTCGTGCGCGGCGGTCTCCGTCGGCGCCCACGCGGTGATGGCAAGCCGGGGCTGGTCGCGCACCGGCCACAGCACGGTTCCGCCGACGCGACGGATCTGCACGAATGTGGCCGGCCGCGGAGCCGGCACCCGCGAATGAACCTCGGCTGGAGCGACGATCGGAGTCAGGTAGTCGATGACGAGTCGCGTCGCGTCCGGGTAGCTCATCCGCTAGCCCTTCGCGGCATCGAGCGCCTGGGCGAGCACGTGATGGTCCCGCTCAACCTCGACGACGGCAGGGTGGATCGCCACGACTGCGGCTCGCGCGCGGTTGGTCTGGATCTGGCTATCGGCGAAGACGTGCACGCGGCCGGAGTCGACCAGCCGCTCATCGTCATACCGGGCCTGAGCAACCGCGGCAGCCCGTTGCGCACGGGCATACAGGTGCAGCCGAACCGTTTCCGATTTGAGGATGCCCGCAATGCCAGCGCGGTTGACGCGGAAGTTCACCAGTCCGTTGCCGCTACGTACGGGCATAGTTCAGCCCTCCACCTTCTGCAATTGCGCTTCAAGGTGATGCGGGCCGTGCCCAGGCTGGTCGACGGGCCACGGCGGGCCGGTGATTTCGTAGGTGGCCGGGCCGTCCTCGATGCGGTCCACGCCGGACACGGCCAAGTCGTTCGTCAGCAGCTTCCCGGCGCCGATAAGCGGCGCCCGGTCGTCGGTGATGGGCTCAGTCGAAGACGGCTGCTCGATGTAGCCCCGGATCGTGCGGCGGGTAGCTGCCGCGCCGTAGTCGGGCGTGGCGTCGTTCCACCGGTTCGTCGTCGTGGCCGGCTGAACCAGCGTCAAGTCCCGCAGTAGTCGATCGGGCAGTCCACTCATCGGTTGCTCATCCGCACAGTGCCGAAGCCCTTGCTGCGGTAGTCGGCGAGCGAACTCTTGTCGTCAGCCGTCAGCCGGACCTGCAACCCGATACCCGCCGAGTCGATCCGGTAGCTGTAGCTGCCGATCGTCTCGCTCGTGACCCCGCCGGATTGGGTTGGCGCGGTGAGCGTCCGCAGGACCATGCCAACGGCCACGCCGACCACATCAGCCGGAACCTCGGCATAGCCGTGGGAGTAGGTGATCCGGAAGGTGTAGCCAACGCATTCGTTGAGCCACCACTCCGGCAAGTTGATCTGGATCCCGATGCCGCCGAGGTAGACGGTTTCGAGCCCGTCCCACCACCAGCCCACCAGCGGGACATTCGGCAGCCCACCGGTGCCCACGCCGACCACGGATGCGACTGCGATAGCTGGGCGTTGGGGGAGTCGGATCTGGTCGCCGTCCGGGCGGGTGACGAGAGTGTCATTCGGCACGTAGGTGAAGGTTTGGCCGGTGTAGCGACGGATCTGTGCTGATGCCGCCGCGAGCAGGCCGCGCGCCCGGGTGGCTTCTGCTGCGGTCAGGTCCCGGCCGAGCGCGTCCTCTAGGTCGGTCGTGGATGCCAGCGACTCCAGCCGGGCGGGCGGATCGACGGCAACGTCGAAAAAACCGAGATCGACGCCGGTAGCAGCCCCGGAGATTTCCCAGCGGTATTGCCACCTGCCGGCCATCGTCGTCACCGGCGCGGCCGAGTAGGCGCCGACGCCGGTGTGGTTGATGGCGGTCGCCACGGTGGTGCCGTCCGGCGCGGTGACAGTCAGGACCACCGTGGCGTCGACCGGGGTGCCAGCGTTGTCCTCGACAGTCAGCTCAATCGGTGGCGCGTCGCCAATATCCCAAGCCATCGCTCACGCTCCCGTCGGGTTCAGGTCGTTGCTGCGGACGCGAGAGGTGATGTGACTGGTGCGCACCCGGCTACGGAGTCGGCCGCCGGTGCTGGCAACGGGGATCCGCGGTGTCGGGATGGACGCGATGGCGCGCACCGTGCTGGCTGCGGCCGTGGCGCTGGCGCTTGTAGTCACGGCCGGAGCCAGAACGGCTGCAACTGCCGCAACGGCGGTCGGGTTTGCGACCGCCGAGGCGGAAACCGTCGGCGCTGGCACCGATGCTGTTGCCGCGACCGTTGATGCGGCCACGGTGGCGCTACCGCCAGCCGAGACCGCCGGAGCCGGGACGGATGCAATGGCGGTGACCGTGGTGGCAGCGACGGTCGCGAACGCCGAGGCGGAAACCGTCGATGACGGGATCGCTGCGACCGCGGCGACAGTAGCGGGATCGATGGTTACGTCGATTTCGACCGACTCGAACGCACCTACAGCAGCCGTGGCAGCGACCGCCGGAGCGGCAACCTTCGTGCTGGCCGAAACGCCCGCCACTGGCACGGCCGCGATCGCCTGCACAGTGGCCGGCGTGACCGAGGTCAGATGCGAAACGGTGACGGTTGGAACCGTCGCCGTGCCGACCACCACGGCCGGGGTGGCGCCGGCATCGACCGGATCGCCGAACAGGACGACCGGGTCAACCAGGTAGCCGCCGCCGGTACCCAAGTGTGGGAATGCCGGGCCGGTGGCGGATCCGGTTAGGTCGAGCCGGCCGTTGCGTACCGGCGTGACCGTGTCGTCGGCGGGCCCGGTTAGGTGGCCGGTGACAACGTCGCTGGCGAACAGCCCGGACGCGGCGACGTACCGGTCAGGCGTGTGGATCGCCCAGACGTACCGCGGGCCGGCAGTGATGTCGGCGGGCGTGTCGAACGGCGCCGTATTCCAGCCGCCAGCCGTCGGGCTGGCGAAGGTCCCGGACGCGAGTTCGGTGCCGCCCGTTTCCGAGTCGTAGCTGTAGAGCACCGCGGCGACCGGGCCGGACGGCAAGGTGGCCGGGAAGTACCAGCGGCAGCCGATCGCTAGGCCATCCGTGTCCGACACCACGAGCGTGCCCAGGGTGTAGGCGAGGCTGTCGTTGGCGTCCGGGGTGTCCGGGGTCTGCGTGGTGAGCAGGTGTTGCTCTTCGCCCGGGCCGTGGGCGGAGACGGTCGGCGACGGGATCCCGGCGACGGCGGTGACCGTGCTGGGCGTGACCGCCGAGCCGGTGGAGATCGACACCGCCGGAACGGCCGTGACGCCGGGGACCGCGCCGGGCTGAACCGTTGCATTGTCCGCCGTGGACACGGTGACCGTCGGTACGTCGGCGACGGCGGAGACTACGTCCGGCGTGGCCGTGGCATCCGTACTGTCGCCGCCACCAGTATCGACGATGGGCCCGACGTGGAAGTTGGCCTGGTTGCCGCTGGGGGACGACGGGTACGCCGGCGTATCGGCAGATGCCGAGGCCAAGCAGCCGTTGACGGAGTCCGGTGCGGTCAGGTCGCCATCGGTGTGCGGCCACGTGTAGTGCGCCGTCGCCGAGTACCGGTCGGTGAGGACGGCCGCGATGTAGTGGGTGTCGGCCGTGATCGGTACCGACGAGTCGAAGGTGACATCGACGTCGCCGCCGGCCGTCCACGTGAACGCCTTGATGGCCAGCGGGGTGGTGTTGCTGACCTCGTACAGCAGGGCGTAGAGGTTGACGCCGGGCAAGCTTGTCGGTGCGCACCAACGGACACCGGTGCAGTCGCCATCGATCGCGCAATACCACTCAACGCCCAGCGTGTAGAGGACGCCGACACCGTCAGAGTTGTCGGGGAACTCGGGATCACCCCAGTCGAACGCCTCGATGCCGTGACCGCCGCCACCGGTCGAGACGGTGGGCGTATCGACTGCGGCGACTGCCGCCACCACGGACGGGGTGACGATCGAACCGGTGTGAATCGTGACCGCCGGAGCCGCAGTGACAGCGGAGACGATGCTGGGCGTGACTACTGAGCCGGTCTTGACGGCCACACTCGGTACGGCGGTGACACCAGCAACGACAGCCGGAGTGGCGGTCGCGTCAGTGCCACCGGCCGGGACGATCTCGAAGATTTTGTAGGACCACGCAGCGGCGCCGGTGCTGCCAGCATCAAAGTTGAGCGTTACGGTCTGGCCGGTACCGCTGGTGTTCGCGGCCTTGTAGACGGAGATCCCGTCGATATTGCCCGCCGAATGAAACGCGACCGCCGTATCGGTACTAGTCGGCAGGCCAAGGGCATTCCACTCAATGCCGGTAGCGACCATCCGGCAGCCGTTGTTGGTATTGGTGACATTGACGGACAGGTTGTTCGTCGTCGACGTGCTCTGCGCCTTCGACACCACGGCCGACGTGCTGGCCGTACCCGTGTAGGTGACCGGCTTGACACCCTTGGTGCTGGTGGTTCCCGACCCGGACCACGTCGCCGTGACGGTCATCCCGGCATGCGACGCGCTGGTGAACGCCCAGCTAGCCGCTACGGTGCCGCCGCCGGTGCCGACCTGCGCGGTGCCGATCGGCGTCCACGTCAAGCCGACCGAGTCAGTAACCACGCAGGTGATTGACCCGGTGCCCGAGTCGCACACCGAGGGCACGATGATCAGCGAGTTGGCGGCCGGTGAGAACGTCGCCGAGGTGACGGCGTTGGTGCCGGAGTTGGTTGTCCAAGCCGGGTCTAGGTCGACTGCGATAGCCACGAAGGACCCCCGCCCGTCAGCCGGTGTAGTCGGTCAGGTGTCCGTCGTTGTCGTCCGGCCACCAATACTTGCCGTGGTCAGACGTGGAGAGTGCGGCGAAGTCGTCCCCGGCGCGGACCTGGAACCGGTTGCCCGCCCACGCGTTCGTACCGTCTCCGTCGTTCCAGACGTTGTTGAACCACGGGCCGAAGATGCAATCCAACTCGGCGGAGAATATGTTGCCTGTGACCGTGATGTTGGTGCCCTGCCACGGATCCCGGGCGCCGACGCACAGCGAGTAGCCCCAGCCGCTCACGTAGCAGTTGGTGATGGACACCCGGTTGTACGTCGAATCGCCCTGCAATGCGACGCCGTTCGTATTGCCTAGGCTCGCAATCGTGCAGTGGTCGACGATAGTGTCGTGGCCGCCGCCCTCGCTATCTGGGCCGATTCCGTCGTGGTGGTAATTCTGGCCTGGAGGAGCGCCGGACGAGTCCGTGTCGGAACAGTCATGGATGTAGCAGTTGGTGAAACGCGCCGGGTGGGACGCATCTGTCCCGCCGGTGCCTTCCAGCCCTGCACCGCCCCAAATGTCGCAGTGGTCAAACTCGACAACCGTGCCCTCCACCTCGTTGGCAATCAGCTGCCAACTCTGGCTGTAGGGCGTGCCGGGCGCGGTCCGGCTTGACGACATGGAACCGTCATTCCCTGGCGGTGCCGAGTACTGATTGGGCTTGAAGGTGCAGTACCGAAAAGTGACCGTCGTTGCGCAGTAAATCTGCACCATGTTGTCATTCGGCAACGTGCCTTCGAAAACGCATCCGACAAAGGTCAGACGGTCACCAACACTCTGGTAGCCGATGTACGACTTGCCCAGCATCCGCTTGTAGCTGATGACGGTATCGTCGGCGACCTGGACGAAGCAGTTGCCATCCTGGGACATGCCGCCGGTCCAGTCGGCGACGGATCCGGGATAGCTCGGCTCCCGCAGGTAGCCCGTATTGGAGTCGTCCGGCCAGTAGCCGCTGCCGTCGTTGGGCCGGGATGTGAGCGCCGTCCCGCGCGAACTCCCGGTGCCGATCAGCCGAACATCAACCCGAGCCATCGGAGGCCTACGGGGGAGTGAGGTCGATGGTGAAAATTCCCCCGCTGGCGAATTGGACGGCCAGCGTCCCCGCAACGGTGCTGTAATCCGCCCCGAAGTTCACCAGCAGGATGGCGTTGTTGCCAGTCAGCACATCCGCGTAGATCAGGGCGCAGCGAGCACCGGTGATGGTGGAGGTTGCCCACGACAGGTCATCGCCGTCCCATTTCAGGGTTCCGGTCGGTGACTCGGTGACCGTGGTGGTCGTGACCACTATGCCGCCCGCGGTGTACCCGGTGCCGCTGCACTCGTTGGCATTGTACGGGCTCACCCCATACGCGGTGTCGCTGGAGAAGTTCGGGGTGATGCTGTTGGTGAACAGCGCCGCCTTGTGGGTTTCGAGGTCCAGGTCGATCGCAAGCTGAGTCGTATCGAGAATGTCGATCCACGTCGGCAGGAACAGGCCGGAGACGGTGACAGCCATGTCAGCCCACCTTCACAGTCGCCGGGACGATGGTCGCCGAGCCGGGGTCCTTCGTTGCGACCATCAGCCCACCCGATCGTGCTTCGTCCCGAGCGTCGGCGAGTGCCTGCGATGCGGCCCGGTGAGCCGCGCGGGTCTCCGGAGTCTGGCTATCCCGATACGCCGTCTTGGCTTCGTTCATCGCGGTCTCCAGTCGGGCCATGTCGTCGAGCTGGGCCGCCATGGCCCGTAGCTCCGCCGCCCTGTCGCTGCTATTCATCAGTCCTCACCTCGGTGATTGGCATGCTGGCGTGCAGGCGCGGTGCACGGATCAGGACGTCTTGCCGGCCATCCCAGTGATGGGTGGTGGTGTTGCGGTGTTCGTCGGTAACCGGGTTGGTCCAGTCCTTGCCGTGGCGCGAGTAGCCGGTCTGGACGCCGATGCTGAGGAGCTTTTCGCGGTCGATCGGGGTGCCCTCGGGCATGGCGATTCCTTCCCGCCTATCGGGTCGCGAGTGCGCGTTTGGTGGATGCCGCCATCTGCGCGGCGAGGTGCCACGTCTCCAGGTCGGCGGTCGGGTCCAGCTCGGACGCTCGCGCCTTGGCGGCCTTGCTGGCCTTGGCCCAGTTGGCCGGCTTGCGCAGCGACCGGATCGCCGAGACCCAGCCGTCAACGTCGGCAGGATCGACGAAGGTCCCGGCGTCGCCCAGCGACTCCCGCAGGCCCGGTGTCGGCGAAGCGATGACCGGGATACCGGAACACATCGCCTCCACGCCAACCCGGCCCCATGACTCGTACTTCGAGGGCACGAGCAGGATCCGGGTACGGGCGTAGACCTCATCGCGCATCCGGTCAGCCGGAACGTTGTCGATGATCTCGACGTTGGGCAGGTCGCGGATATCCTGCTCGCCGTAGCCGCCGGTGACGGCCAGGAACTTGACGTCGGGCATCCGTTCGGCAACCCGCCAGAAGGTGTTGGCGCCCTTGTTGGGGAACAGGTTGACCAGCGTCACCAGGCCGCCGGGTTTGGTGGCGTACTCCGCCACGTCTACCGGCGGCCGGACCACGATGCCGGGCACCGGGTTGGGCGCGCCCTGCTCGACGAACCACTCGTTGTAGTCGGCCCGCATCCACTCGCTGTTGTAAACGGCGAGTTGCGGTTTCCTGGCCACCCACTGCTTGCTGGGCTCGAACGTGTTGTGCAGCAGATGCGCGACAGGAACGCCGTTGACCTGCCCCAGAACCGTCGCTCGGGGCGTGTTTTCCAGGTGGCTCACCAACAGGTCGGACGTGGGAATGTACTCGAAGACGTGGCCCTTACCCGTAGACGGATGTACCCGCACTCCATCGACTTCGTAAGGCTGCCCGCCGTCCTCACGGGACAGCACCACATTGACTTCGTGACCCTGCTGGGCGAGATAGCGAAGCATGGCGTGAGCCATGACCTCGGCGCCGGCATTGTGGACTGGAACGTAGGCGTGGAAAAGCGCGAGAACTCGCACGTGGGGGATCTCCTTCGGGTGCGCGGAACCCGAGTCGGGGGGGGGGGGGGGGCCGGCCCCCCCCGAGGGGGCGGG